TTTATTAAGTCTTTGAACATGAATCCAAATTTAAACCATACCGGAAAAACTTATCCAGGTTGGACCGTAATCAATGAGCCTTTTGTAATTATTGACCCGTTAAAAACTCAAGGTTTAATCTCGGCTCCTGTTATTCCAAGCGGAATGTTTCCTACAATTTTTCCTATAATGTACTCAGATGATATTGCTTTGAATTCTGGAGATACTTTGAAAATTGTTTTAAGAGGGCGATTGACAAATACTGGACCGCAAGCTGAGGCAAAATTTAGAGTTACATTAACTGAGGGAAGTGGAGCAATTAGTTATTTAAAATTAGACGGAACATGGTCGGCAACTGAAAGTTTTATTTTATTAGGCTTAAACCCAAATTTTGACGTAACAATTCAGTCTCAATCTTTGCCAGCTGCTGGAGATGTAAGTATGACAATTTACCAAGCCTTACAAACTACTTCTGGCTCAACTCTTTACGAGCTTACATACGCCGACATTCAAAATAGTGCAACTGCTTCAAGTGCTGGAGCTGTTGGGGAATTTCATACAGTACAAAGAAAAAACAGGCCGAGTTCAATCTCAACAGAAACAACAACAATTTACAACGGAGATAGTGCATCGTTAATTTATGAGGGAGCTATTTATAAAGACGACGAGGAAACTCCAACATCTTTATGGTCCAGAAAAGACAAAGCAGAAAGTAAGCCTATTTTGCAAATTGCCGTTGAGGATATTTTAAGATCACAACAAAAGCCTCAAAAAATGTTTACTGGAGATATTTACGGGTTTATGCCTTTTTTATCTATTATTAATATTGACAATTTAGACGGAAAGTTTTTCCCTTTGGAATGGAGTTTTAATGCAATGACTAATACGACAAGCGTTAAATTATTGCAGTTTTTTGGAGATGAGCTTACAGATATTGAATACAAATACACTTTAGATTACGGAAACACAACAAAGGTAACAATCACGTCTTAAAATTTATTAATTTTGTATTATGGAATATTTTAAAGGAGAAGAGAGAATCTTATATATAAAAATTTTGGGGGAATACATCCCAATAGGTTGTTTAAGCGAAAATTCATTTAGTGAAAGTTCAGAAACAATTGACACAACGACAAGAGACAACGGAGGCTGGAATACCAGCAGACCGACAATGCAAAGTTATAGCATCACTTTCAACGGAATTCAAGTCAATTCAACAATTGCTGGAGGAGATTTAAACGTTGCGAGTTATGATCGATTAAAAGAGCTTAAAAGAGACCGTCAGTTATTGGAATGGAAAATTCAGGGAACAAACTTCCCTATTGTTGATTATGGAAAAGCCTACATTACAGATATTTCAGAGGCAGCTCCAGTAAATGAACTAATTACATTTAGCGGAACGCTCAACGGATTTGGTCAGCCTTTAATGGCTTCAATTGCTTTGGTATTGTTAAACAACGGAGACCCAAGCGTAATAATTCAAGACGGAAACACAAATTTAATAAAAGTATAAAAAATGGCAATAGATCCAACAACAACAACAACCGTAAGGGTTGGCGAGCTGGGGAGTGCAGCATTCAACTCAACTGATTTAGTACCTCACGAAGTTAGCGGAGTTCTTAAAAAAGGAACTTTGGAAGACTTGGCGATTTTTATCGCTTCTATTATTGACGTAACCGGTGCGATTGGTTTTCGTGCCGTTCAAGTTTCAGACGGAGAAACATTACCAGCAACAGACGAACAGGAATTTATTTTAGTTGGTCCTGGAACTTATCCAAACGTTGGAGGAGGTTCGGCAGTAACAACAACCGGATCTTTAAACGCATTGGTTTCAAATGGAACTTTTTGGTTTATTGGCGTTGAAATTCCAATAGAGGTAAATGGAATTTGGGGCGATATTACTGGCGTTTTATCGGATCAAACAGACCTTAACGATATATTAGAGGCTAAGGCTGACTTAGTTGGCGGAAAAGTACCTAATTCACAACTTCCAAGTTACGTCGATGACGTTGTTGAGGTTGCTAATTACGCAGCACTTCCAGGAACAGGAGAGACGGGAAAAATTTACGTTACAGTTGACACCGGAAACATTTATCGCTGGTCTGGTAGTGCCTATATTAGAATTGCCGACGAGAGTCCGGTTTGGGGTATTATTACTGGAACATTAAGTGATCAAACAGACTTGCAAGCTGCTTTAGACGGAAAGTTTGACGTACCAACAGGAGATACGACTCAATACATTGCCGGAGACGGAAGTTTAATTACTTTTCCAGTTGCCGGACAATCTGGTACTTTAGTAAGAGAAGTTAAAAATACAACGGGATCAACTTTAACAAAAGGAACGGTTGTTTATATAAATGGAGCTTCAGGAAATAAGCCAACAATAGCAAAAGCTATTGCTACAGGTGATTCTACATCTGCACAAACTTTTGGAATGTTACAAGCTGATTTAGCTAATAACGCTAATGGTTATGCAGTATGCGTTGGTGATATTATAGGTTTAGATACTTCAGCAATTACTGAAGGAACACAATTATATTTATCTTCTACTACAGCGGGTGCTTATACAACTACAAAACAAGTAGCACCTGCACATTTAGTTTATATTGGTGTAGTTACACGTTCACACCCAACACAAGGGCAAATAGAAGTTAAAATTCAGAATGGTTACGAATTAGATGAAATACACGATGTATTAATTACTTCTAAATCAAACAATCAGTTTTTAGTTTATGAAAGTGCAAGTGATTTATGGAAAAATAAATCTTTAGCTACTGTATTAGGTGGTACAAGTTCACAATTTGTAAAAGGAAATGGAACTTTAGATTCTACATCTTACCAACCATTATTAACTAATCCAGTTACAGGAACAGGAACAACAAACACAATTCCTAAATTCACAAGTTCAACTGCTATTGGGAATAGCAATATAACTGACAACGGAACTGTTGTTGCGATTAGTACAGACGCTACAATTAATGGTGTTAATATTGGTATAGGAGCAGGTTCAGTTTCTACTAATACAAGAGTAGGAGCAAGTGCTTTAGCTTCTAATACAACAGGAGCAAGTAATTCAGCTTTTGGAAATGCTTCTTTGTTTTCTAATACAACAGGGAGTTTAAACACTGCTTTAGGTAGAGTTGCTTTAAATTTCAATACAACTGGAGCAAACAATACTTCAATAGGTCACGGTTCTTTATATAACAACATATCAGGAAGTAATAACGTTGCTATTGGTACTCAGTCCGCAAGATATATAGCTGACGGTACAACTTCAAATACTATAACTAACAATTCTATATTTATAGGTCAAGGTACAAAGGCATTAGGCGATAATCAAAGTAATCAAATTGTTATTGGAAATAATGCAACAGGACTTGGCTCAAACACAACTGTATTAGGTAATAGCTCAACAACAACTACTGCTATTTATGGTAACGTTCTTATTGGAACTACAACAGACGCTGGTTACAAACTTGACGTAGCAGGTGTAGGTAGATTTTTAGGTACAATACCATTAACACTTGAAAGAAGCGGAAGCACTAAATATACTTTTTCTTTAGGTGCTTCAAATGATTTTTACATTAACAACGTTAACATAGGTTCAACACCGTTAACTATTTTAAGTTCGGGCAACGTAGGTATCGGTACAACAACTCCAAACTATTCAGCAACTAATAGGATGGTTTTAGACATAAACGGAACTTCTCAATCAATGTTAGCTTTAAGTGTTGGTGGTGTTGGTAAGTCTTTTTTATTTTATACAGGAACAGATTTATTAGTAAGTAATGAATCAAATGGTGCTATAAAATTTAATACAAATGGTTCTGAAAAAGCTATAATCACTTCAAGCGGCAACGTAGGTATAGGAACAACAAGTCCTTCATTTCAATTGCAATTATCAAATGATTCAGCAGCTAAACCGGGTTCTCCATTATGGACAGTGTCTTCTGATATTAGAATAAAAGAAAATGTAAGACCTTATACAGATGGTTTAGAAAAGTTAATGCAAGTTAATCCCGTTTACTATGATTATAATGGTAAGGCAGGGTTTTCAATAACTAAAGATAACGTAGGTATAATTGCTCAAGAAATGCAAGAAGTATTACCTAATACTATAAAGACATTTAAAGCTAAACTTAACGATGATGACGAAGAAGAAACAGAACTATTGAGTTTTAATGCAAATGAAATTATATACGTTCTTATAAATTCGGTAAAAGAACTAAAGGCAGAAATAGAAATTTTAAAAACAAAATAATATGACACAATTTAAGTGGATAATTTCAGCAATGGAATGTATCAAAAAAGATGGTGATTTACAAGATGTAGTAATTACAATTCATTGGCGTTATGCTGCTGAAAAAGATGGCGTTTCTACTGATATTTACGGGGCAACTTCTATGCCTTTGCCTACAGGTGAAGATTTTACACCTTATGAAGAACTAACTAAAGACCAAGTTTGTGGATGGTTGGAAGCGACTTTGGACGTTCCAGCAATGGAAGAGAGTTTGGATAAGCAATTGGATTTAATAATTAATCCAATAAATGTAACTTTACAACCTCCATTTGATAATTAATTTTTTATTATCTTTACAACTTAAATTAAAAATATAACCAAAATGGAAAGAAAACAAGCGATTGAAATTTTAGTGCAAGTTGCACATTTAGCACAAAAAGGAGGCTTATTACAGTTAAACGATGCCTTTTCAGTAGCTCAGGCAATTAGTGTTGTAGCTCCAAAAGAAGAGGAAAAAGAGGTTAAAAAAGAATTGGTTAATTAAAAAGTTTGGGGGTGTTGAGGCATCCCCTTTTATTAAATGAAGTATTTAAATTACATTTTTACAAGTCTTATTTTATTATTTGTTCCAATTTATGGACTTTTAATTGCAGTCGGTTCGGCTATTATTTTAGACACTTTTACGGGTATTTTTAAGTCAATTAAATTAAATGGCTGGAAATCGATCCGAAGCAGAAAATTATCTAACATAATTTCAAAAATGGCTTTATACGAAATTTGTATTGTATTTTTATACTTAATTGACAATTTTGTTTTGAATGAATTTATCAAATCCGCTTTTGGGTTTGATTTTATGTTTACGAAAATATGTGCTATTCTTTTAATATTTGTCGAGTTGGTTTCTATTAAGGAAAATATTGAGGAGACATTTAAAGTTGACATTTGGCAATTATTAAAAAAGTCATTTAATAGAGCTAAGGAGATAAAAACAGACTTAGACGAAATTACAAAGTAATGCAACTATCTAAAAATTTATCACTTGCCGAAGTTGTACGAAGTGAGTCTGCAAAAAGGAGAGGCATAAACAATATGCCAACCGCTGAGCATTTAGAAAATTTAAAGGACCTAGCTTTAAATGTATTTCAGCCTATTAGAGACCATTTTAAAGTACCAATTCATATTTCTAGTGGGTATAGATCCAAAATACTAAATAATGCTGTAAATGGAGCCGCAAAGAGTCAACATTGCTTAGGAGAGGCAATTGATATTGACGTTGATGGGACCAGTATAACAAACAAACAAGTTTTTGACTTTATCAAAGACAATTTGGAATTTGACCAGCTTATAAATGAGTTCGATTATAGTTGGGTTCATGTATCATTTAAAAAAGGCTTAAACAAAAAACAAGTTTTAAGAGCAAAGAGAAACGGAATAAAAACTTATTATACCAATTTCGAGTGAAAAAATTAATCCTTTTATTTTTAGCAATTACTTTTTTTGGATGTGCATCCAGAAAAGTAACTATTGACAAAAATAAAGAGGTTTTAAATTCGGACTCAATTTCAGTTACAAAAACAGATTCAGTTTCTAAGATAAATACCAACATTAAAATAACGGAAAACTTTGAGGAGATTGAAATCAAACCAGAAGTTTGTGGAGTTGAAATGATTGTTGGCGGAATTACCTATAAAAACGCTGTTTTAAGATATAAAAAAGCAAATAAGGTATATTCTGATAACTCAAATAAAATAGTCTCTAAAAAGGCTTTTAAACAAGTTTCCAAACAGAAAAAAGAAATCAAAATCAACAAAGCCAAAAGCATTGATAAAAAAGCAAATTATTTTGTATATTTTTGGCTGTTGCTAATCCCAATTGGCATTTACATTTATAGAGAAATTAAAAAGAAATTATTTCTATAAATAATCTAAAATTGCGATTTGCAATTTAAAAAATCCTACTTATGATAAAACAAAGGACCAGATTGAGCGAAATGGAAGCCATTGCACTTGGCTTGGAATTAAAAAAAAGAGAAGCCAATACAAAAGGCAATCAACGTTATTTCCTTACAAAACAACAATTTGAGCAACTGCAAAAATTAAGAGACTTTCATTCAACTGAATTTAAAGAAGTTAGGCGAACATTAAACGACAGCGGTAAAGTAATTAGTACAGTTGAAAAATTAGGACAAAAGAAACTAATTGACATTCCGTCAAATCACGAAATTAAAAGAGTTTCTACAAATGTTTCAAATGGTCAGCAATGGATAATTACAGAGCCAATAAAAGAAAAGATTGTAGATTTAGAACAAATTGATTTCTCAAAATTTTTTGAAAGTAAAATTATCCCCGTTGATGTTCAGCCAAAAATAGTAAAATCAAAAGCTTTATTTGATAGAGCCGTTTTGACAGATGTACACGTTGGAATGAAAGTGAGTGACGGGCATTCTTTGTATGACGGAGTTTGGAATGAAGATGAACTTTTTAAAAGACGTGATGTATTTGTAAATGAAATCATAAATAATCAGAAATCAAATAAACTTTTAATCCACGATTTGGGTGATTTTATGGATGGTTACAATGGTTTGACTACCAGAGGAGGTCACGAATTGCCGCAGAATATGGATAATCAAAAAGCGTTTGATGTGGCTTTGAGTTTTAAAATAACTTTGATAGACGCTTTAATTCAGTATTACAATGAAATACACATTGTAAATATTTGCAACGACAATCATTCTGGTTCTTTTGGCTATATTGTAAATTCTGCTTTCAAGTCTTATATTGAGCTAAAATATAAAAATATTTCGGTTGTAAATCAAAGAAAATTCATTGACCATTATTTGTTTGAAAATCGTTGTTTCATTCTTACCCACGGAAAAGACGATAAAAGTTTGAAATTCGGTTTTAAACCACATTTGGATGCGGTACAAATTGAAAAAATAAAAAACTACATTGACGAATATAAATTGCACGGATATCAAATTGAATTTTCAAAAGGCGATAGTCATCAATTACTTTTTGATTTAACAAGTTCAACTGCTTTTGAATACCAAAACTTTGGGGCATTTAGTCCTCCGTCTGACTGGGTAAAGGTAAACTTCAAAAACACAAAAAGCAGTTTCACTACAATGAATTATTACGAAAAGCAAAAAACAATCAATAATTATATTTTCTAATTTCAAATAAAAATCCCTTTAAAATCAAGCCATTCTAACCGAGTGGTTTTTTTTTATTTAATTTTTTTTTAAATTTTTTTTGTCTTTCACTTGTTAATTAAAAAATAATTATTAAATTTGCATATCAAAATTAAATAATAATCAAAATCAAACATTATGAAAAACTTCCTATCAAAGGCTATTTGCCAACAAAATTTCGCTTACTTAATAGCAATGTACATTCTTTTTCAATTTATCTTTAGAAGCTAATATTATGATAGATACTTATAACAACGAGCCAGATTACTTCGAAAAATTAGAAGCGCAAGTAAAAGATGAAAGAACAGAAATTGAAGTTCTTGAAGATTATATCAAAGACACTTTTGATGATGATGAGCTTACCGCTTTGGTAGATTCAATTAAAATGAGAGCAATTCTTATGTATAAAACAAACAAAAGAATAAACGAAATTGAATTAGATTTATCAATGTTTGGAAATATCAGTTCAGATAATAGAATTGAATTAGCAAATAAAAAATTATTACTTACTAAACTAATTAACGATTTATAATTATGAAAATATTTAGAAAAGTTTACGAGTTGAATTACGAGTATGATATGTTTTTTGTTTACAGAAGCATTGAATTTTTTGGCTTTAAAATTAGTAAAAAATTACTCAAAGAATTTATTACAATTGAAGCTGCCGTAAAATATTTAAAAACATTAAAATAACTTTTATGCGAATACAAAAAACACAAGAAGTTCAACTTTTTAAAGATTCAAATTTAAAATCAATTCAATCAGTAGTTGTTGAAATAATAGAGAATGAAGAACCTTGGATTGTAATAGAACATGACCATATTGAAATTTCTTTATCTATTTCAAATTGGGAAAAACTAACCCTACTATCCAAAAAAGCAATTAAAAAATCAAAAGAATAAATAAAACAACAATCAGTCTATACCCTTAAATTAAAAAACAATAATAAGGGTATAACCTTAATTTAAAAACAAATAAGATATGGAAATAGCAGAATTAAAAACATTGTGGAAATTAGCAAAATCATTTTGGATTACAGGATTTATATTTTGCTTATTAGAAACTATTGTATTTTTAATTATTGAGGGATGGCACATTAAAGCAACGCATCCAATAGAAATCAATTGCGATAAGATAGTTTTACACATGTTGGAATTCGCGTTGAATTTGACAATTGTAACTTCTATTTATTTTTTAATTAACATAAATAAAAACAAATAATATATGGAAATAGTATATAAAATTGATTATGGTTCTGAAACTTATGGAGAAGTAATAAAAACGCAAGAGGGTTTATATAAATGTTTTACAACTCCATTATTTGGAGGTGAGTGGATAGAAGAAGAAACTTTTATTGATGAAAATGAAGCAATAGATTTTATAAAATCATTAACTTAAAAACAAATAAGATATGAAAACTGGTAAATTAGGTCAATTTTTATTATGGAGAAAAAAACCTGCAAAAATTATTGGAGAATCAAATGGGCATCAAGTTATTATAGAAATTTTAGAAAACAAATGTTGCCCGCATTGCAATGGTGATTTAGGAAAAGAACAAATACACGTAATAGTATCATCTCCAATGTACCAAGAAGGAGCTGAAAGATTAGAAACAATTTAAAAAATAGAAATGAAAGAAACAAAAAACGAAAGAAACGCTGGAAGAAAACCTAAATTCAAAAAAGGGGTAAAAACTTTTGTCATTGCTGACAAACTTCCCCAGCCAGTTGAAAAACAAATTAGAAACTATATTGAAGAAGTTTCAAAACCATTCTTAAATGACGAACCAATTAAATCAAGAAAAAATGAATAATTTATTTGATATTAAATTTATTGAACAAGAGCCATTATTAAAAAGAATTACAAGAATGGCAAAAAGAACTTTAATCACAAAATTAACAACTCCAGTTGTCACAGAAATTAATGTTTATAATGATAAAAAAGTTGTAAATGTTAAAGCCAATATTCCGTTTCATTTTTTAAGAAGTATATCGTGAGTAAGAAATATACTGGAGTAACTTACCATAGAAAATTAGGCAAATATGAATCACGTGTTACATATTCTGGAATCACATACAAAGCTGGTTGGTATGATACAGAAATTGAAGCGGTACGTGCCAGAGATTTGCTTATTATCAAAAAAGGATTGCCAGTAAAATTGCAAATATTAAAACCAGTAAAAAAATGAACGTACTATCATTATTTAACGGAATGAATACAGGACGTCAAGCGTTGGAAAATGTAGGTATAAAAGTTGACAAATACTACTCAAGTGAAATAAAGCCTTATGCAATAGAATTAACTCAACATCACTTTCCTGACACTATTCAAGTTGGAGACGTTACAAAATGGAGAGAATGGGATATTGATTGGAAAAGCATTGATTTGGTTTTAAGCGGATCGCCTTGCCAAGATTTGTCAGCAGCTGGAAAACGTGCTGGAATAAATGGTAAAAAGTCAAGTTTGTTTTTTGTATTTGTTGATATTTTACAGCATATAAAAACTTTAAATTCAAACGTTTTATTTTTACAGGAAAATGTTGGTAGTGCAAGAAAAGAAGATGTTGGAATTATGAGCCGAGCTTTAGGAGTTTATCCAGTCAGAATTAACTCAAGTTTAGTTACAGCTCAATTAAGAGACAGGTATTATTGGAGTAATATAAAAACACGACAAGACGGAATGTTTGGAGATATTGTAACAGATATTCCACAACCAAAAGACAGAAAAATAATGTTTAAGGATATTATTACAAGTGGTTTTGTTGATAGGGATAAAAGTAAATGTCTTTTAGCTGGATTATATAATTCATTTTCATATAAAGACGAAACATCAAAAGAAGCTCAGCATTATTTAATTAATCGTGAAAAATTTGGAACTTTATTAATTTACGAAAACAACGAATTAAGAGTAAAAACAAATACAATAAAAGGTTACGACATAGTTACCGAAAATGATTGTATTGATTTATCTTTTCCAACTTCAAAAACAAGAAGAGCCAGAGTCACAAAAGGCAAAAGTCCTTGTTTAATGGAAAGCCAAAATAACTTATATAGCTATAAAGACGGAATTGTTAGAACAGTAAATAAAATAGAAATGTGCCGACTTCAAGGATTTCCAGACGACTATTGTGATATACTTACAACTGCAAAAGCAGGATCACTTTTAGGAGACGGCTGGACGCTTCCAATAATAGAACATATTTTTAGCTTTATTCAAAAATAAAAAGGCATTTATTTTTTTAATTAAAAAATATTTATTAAATTTGCTTAACCAAAAAATCAAAATCATGTCAAAACAATTATTCGAGTTGATGCGTGAACAGGAATTGCAAACAAACAATTTCTTGCCGTCAAAAAAAGAAATCCAATTAACTAGTAAAAAGTTTGTTTCTAATTTATTAGATTCCGGAGAGATTAACAAAGTTGAAGTTTATGCTCAGGCTTTAAGATTAAAAGAGGCTTTGTCAATTATTGAAGCTGAATTAAAAGAGAGCTTAGGACAAGAAAATTTCGAGGCTTTTGGAATCAAAGGCACATTTAGAAACGGAGGCGAAACTTTAAACTACTCAGAGGACCCAATTTATGCTGAGTTACAAAGCCAATTAAAAGAACGTGAGGAACTACTTAAAACAGTTAGAAAAGTAGAGAATACAGTTTACGACTCAGAGGGAATTGAAATACCAAAAGTAAGCACAACAAATAGAAAATCAAGTTTATCAATTACATATTAACCAATTAAATTCAAATCAAATGGCAATTTTAGCAACGAGCAACAGCTCAACAACAAATTTCGAACCTATTGAAGCTGGTAGTTACCCAGCAAGATGTTACTCAATGATTCACATCGGAACGGTAAATGAAAATTTTCAGGGAGAAATTAAAACAATGAACAAAGTAAGAATTACTTTTGAGCTTCCAACGGAGTTAAAAGTATTCAAAGAGGAAAACGGAGAGCAACCGCATGTAATTAGTAAAGAGTTTACTTTATCATTACATGAAAAAGCTACTTTAAGAGCGTTTCTTAAAAACTGGAGAGGTCAAGACTTTACAGAAGACGAGGCAAAAAGTTTTGATATAGAAAAACTTATTGGAGCTCCTTGTATGTTAAACATCACGCATAAAAAATCAAAAGACGGAACTAAAACATACGCTGAAATAGGTAGCGTTTCTAAATTACCGAAAGGATTGGCTTGTCCGGATCAAATCAATCCAAGTTATGTTTGGACTTACGAAAATTTTGACGAAGTTAAATTTAGTAAAATACCTGAGTTTTTAAGACAAAAAATGGTTACAAGTTTTGAATATATCCACGCTACAACAGTAGCAAACGAGGCACCAGTTTATGATGCTGAGGTTGTTAGCCCAGGAACTGACGACGATATGCCATTTTAATTAAATTAGGAGCCGATAAGGGATATCTCGGCTCCTTTTTTTTACCATGAAAGTACAAATCACATCAAACGTAATAAATGGCAACTTAAAAAGGAATAGGAGCCAAATTTTAGAGACAATTAAAAGTTTCGAGGGTAAGGATATTTTAATTACTTTTGAAAAACCAAAAAAGAAGCGTTCTAACAATCAAAATAGGTATTATCATGGAATTATTATACCCATACTACAAAATTGCATAAAAGAGTCATGGGGTGAGTGTTGGTCCAGAGAA